TTAAAATATTTCTATATCTATATTGTCATTCTCTTTGCTCACATAAATCTGTTTTACGATTGTTCGTATTAGTGTTTGTTTTGATTCAAAATCAAACTCTCTATCTTCATTCGTGATATACATTTTTATGACTCGTTTAAAATGCTCTATCGAGTCGTTACCTCGTTCTTCTTGTTTTATTTCCTTATTTAATCGGTTATACTGTTCTTGTAAGGATTCTTCCTTCATTTTCAAATCAGTTAATTGTTCTTTGATTTCAATAAGATCGGTTCCTTCCGACATGGCAGCTAAGGATATTAAATTCTTTCTGCCTTTTTTTATTTTCTCTAATTCTTTTTCTAAATGCTCCAGTTCTTGCTGCTGATATTTCTTGGCTTTCGGACTGGCGTTTTTAGTGCGCTCCAAAATTTTCTCTGGGTGATTTAAAAAGAACAACACCTTTTCCCAAACATACTTGTCTAATTCTTCTGTTCTCATGAAGTTCCCGCAGCCCGGATGTTTAGCTCCGCTGTAGTTTTTCTGATCGGAGTACATTGGAATCTTTTTGCCCCACCACGAACGCATCATGCCTGTCATTGTATTTCCACAATCCGCACACCGTATCAATCCAGATAACAAATATTTATGCTGTGATTCTTTAGCCGAACGGCGCCGGGATTGTTTGATTAGGTTTTGCGCAGCCGAGTATTGTTCTTCGCTGATAATCGGCGGGATTTTTACATAGATCCACTCTTCTTTCGGTCGGAGTGTTTGTTCTCGCTTTTCTCCTGACTGCACACGCACATAATCGCCCTCTGTGTCATGTTTGTTTTGCGGGTGATTACCTGTGTAAGATTCATTGAGAAGAATTTGTCGCACCACTTGGCGATGCCACACCCCTTTATTCTTTGCAGTAGGGACCCCCATGTCTGTTAAGTGCTTGGCGATCCCGTTAATGCCTTTGAACGGGCTGGCCGGATCAGTAAAGTAATCAAAGATCATTTTAACAACCTTTGCTTGTTCTTCATTAATGACATATGTTTTCTTGTCTCTATCATAGTCATATCCATACAAGCCATAGTTTCCCAGCACCTTGCCTTCTTTCACTTTCCGAATCTTGCCTGACTTCATCCGTTGTTTGATCTTCTCTTTCTCAAACTCTGAAATGGCGCCCCGCATGGAAAAGAACAACTTTCCTTCCGGAGAACGCGCGTATTCACCATTTACAAAGATTAATTCCGCCCCGGCTTTTCTTAATTCATCATCTAATATCAATTGATTCATTAGCTTTCTGGATAGCCTGTCTGGATCGTAACAATAAATCTTATCCACGATGCCGCTTTTTACATCTTCACGCAACCGAGAAAGACCAGGGCGTTCCATCAATTCTCCACTTATTCCTTCATCTATATAGCGCAAAACATCAGATGTGCCAGCTTTGGTGATACACTCGTCAATCTGATTCCTGACGCTGTACCCCTTCACGCTCTGTTCCTCTGTCGAGACGCGAACATAAATTGCCTTCATTTTCTAACTCCTTCCTTAAAAATTCCACAATCAAGTCGTAGCAAATCTCTCGCCGCTTTTCGAATTCTGGACCAATATGAACAGTTACCTTCACATTATATCACCTCAAATCAATCTATGAGGAAAGGACTTGTCCATATTAATAAGAAAAAAGACGGCTTAAACCGTCTTTAAATCATACCTACTCAACACCATCACCTTCACACCATGCTCTTCTGCTAGGCTATACAGCCGCTCTCTCCGACTCTCTGTGAGTGTGTAAAAAATGATGACTGGCGGATAAGCAAATTGCTCTTGAAACAGCGGTGACAATTCGGCATATCGCTCGATTTTCTTTTTGTTAGCTGCCATGGATTGTGTGCGATCCACTTCCAGAAAGCAAATTTTGTCATCGTAGCTGAAACGTGCATCGGGCTTGATGATCTTTTCAGCGTGGCCGACACGGAAAGCTACCTCTCTCTCTACTACAAAATCATCCGGGCAGTTAAAATGAATGTACACATCATTCCTCATTAAATAATGCTCGACCTCGCTTGTGTATTTCCTCTCTGTTTCACTTCCGATCATCCTGCAGCCTTCCTTATTTAAATAGTAGACATTGGCGCAATCTCTTTCCGGATGACGGCGGACGTTCAGCCACTCACTCATACCCTGCAATATTTTTAAGGCGTTTCTTTTTTGACCGAGCGCATGGACCTGTTGCAGCTGCTCCCTTGTCGCAAATCCCAATCTATCTAAACTCAATAAGATTCTTTCTTGGCGTTCTCTCTTTCTCACTAAGATGGTTGACATGCTTATCTTCCTCCTTGGGTTGCTCAATCACTTCACTCGGCGGCACAACAGCAACGGACGGTACAATATAACTCTGCAGGCGTTCCATCATTTCTTTGTTGTCGATCAGCGGTGCCTGTATTTCTTTCACTTCGTGTGTTTTGTACAAGGCCCTTCCCTTTATGTCAGACGGCAATTCTTCTGCCCCTGTCACATCTATCGCCACCTTACTTGCGATACTGGTAGAGAGTCGGAAAGAGAGTTTGGCATCGGCGTTTTGTTTAATCTGCCGTGGCACGGTGTCGGCTGTTGGATATTGCGTGCAATAAAGAAGACGATAGCCCAAGGCTCCAGCAATCCTGGCTATTTCACATAACTTCGCTTGGCAAAATGATAGCAAGGCTTTTGTTTCTTTATCCATCCACTTTTCGGGCGCCAATTGTGCTGCTTCATCTACAATGATAAATTTCCTCTTTTTAATAGGCGTATCAACAACGTTGGACCAATTATTTGTACGAAACTTGTGATACTCTCCCTCGATCTGATTCAACATCCTATCCAGCAATAAGGCGGCATCTTCTGGATTGGCAACCACTCTCTTTACTTGTTTCAACCTTTCGTATGGACCAAACTCTAGCCCTCCTTTTAAATCAATAATATAAAATTCAATGTCATCTGGATTGTTTTCGATCAATCGCGTCATGGCATGTTTTAAAAATACTGTCTTGCCAAAACGTGTGGTCCCGCTTATTACCATGTGTGGGGTATGGTCAAAGTTGTGATAAACATAGTCATCAAATCCAGACCCAATAGGGATGGTCCATCTATTGGTTTGCGGCAACTCTTTATAAGGAAGCAATTTAGGGATTTTTGTATCGTAGACTTTTACTTTTAGCAAATCGTCAAAGGTGACCCGTACTGTTTTCTGCAATCCCACTCCTAAAATGTTTTCTTCGGCAATTTTTTTAATCTTTGTTTCGGACATGCCAAGCGGCAAAGCAAACCAGTATTCCATGCCGACAACTTTCTTCCCGTTTAAGATGGCTCGCTTGCTTCGAAAGTCCGGAATGGTTAATTCTCCTTTCTTTTTCATCCCAAATTCAGCGGCGGCAAAAATGGCATTTATCTTCTTTACTTCATCTTTTTTACTCGGCCAGAGCGCGGCGGTTGCCATGGCGACAGGAACAGCTAACAATTCAAGCACGATGATTCCTCCTTCCGGTATCTACTGTTTGGCGAAGGAAACAGGAGATAGAAATGTGATGAATAAGAACATTTCAGTTACGATAAAAACAGGTAATAAAACGGGTGAAATCACACACCAAATCAAGCAAACGAACGGACCCGGGCAAAGACTGCCCCTACACTTATCATGCGTCCAAACGAACGCCATGGCGTGGGAACTATAAAAACTTCATTAACTGGACAACCAGATAACCGATAGCCCCGTATTTGACCAGTTCACCCGTGAACGACAATAGCTGATGATTGATCGACACCCCCGCTCGTTCCAGCGCCCAGACCCCCGTAAGGACACCACCGACCGAACCAACAAAGACTAAACCAAATGTGTAAATATCCATGATGTCAGCTCCATATCAAAAGGATTAAAATTGTTCTCTATTCCCCAGCGGATCACAGCTGCACGATGGCTGATGAACTTGTAAATCGCTTCAGTGATTGGTGTGGATTCCATAATGGATCTGTTCATGGAATCCATGTAGCAAAACAAGTCATCGCCGCAGTATGCTTTCACCTTCTCGAAATGACTTAATGACGGCGTGCTGTCCTGCTGATACCAGTTGGACTCACGAATCATATCGGCCGCTTTATCTAATGGAGTGTAAAAGCCGCATCGGTCGTGATAGTCTACAAACTTCTCATAGGTGCCCGTAGCACGGCTGCAGGGCACGCCATTAATCTTTACAATCATTGTTATCACTCCCCTTTGTGACGATTCTATGTGTTCAATCAGTTTGATATTCACAAATAATTGTGATTTTCAAAAAGAGGGATTGTACTTTTTTCGCTGAATATTTATATAAAGAGGTGAGAGGATGAAACTAACACCACGCATTGAAGGTATGCTAAAAGAGAGCAAATACAAAAGAGATTACATATTAGAGCAAGTTGATATTTCCACTAACACTCTGACTAGTTGGATGAAAGGAAGGTCTTACCCTCGCATGGATCAAGCGAAGATATTGGCGGATTTGCTAGAGGTGGGCATTGAGGAATTATACGAGGAAACAAAAAAAGACCCTCCAACTTAATGGAGGGTTACTGTCAATCTTCTTTCCGTATTTGCGGGTTAAAGCCGAACTCTCGGCTGATCTTCTGCTGGGCGGTCATGGCGGATTCGAGAGTGTTAAATACACCTGTCCAGACTCGCTTTTCTTTGGGAAATGGCTTGTACCCTAGTTTGGCACCGATTAATTTGGCTTGTTTTTTAGCTTCTTCATCAGTTTTAAAGATTCCAGTATAAACGCGGTACTTGCCAGGCGTACTTGTGGATGGCTTGTTTGAACCTGCTGCAACTTTATTTGTGATTGCTTCTGCAAAGTCCTTCGCAATCTGATCAATATTCTTTTTCAGATAAGCAACTTCAGTTGGATTGGTAACAAAGCACACTTCCACAAGACGATAGTTGACACCGATTCGCTTGGCTGTATTAGCGTTTAATAAATTATCTCGCGGATGAAAGGCTCGATCATGGCGCCATCCGAAATGCTTTTTGATCACATCAGCAAGCCGATTATCCAGCGAATCTGCTTTAAGTCCAGCACCAAAAATGATGTGGCCACCTTTGCTTGTTTTTGAAGCGGCATCCAAGTGAAATTCGATGACGATTTTTCCTTTTAGTGAATGAATACCACGCCCGTCTTTCGTTTCTCGATAACAGTTTTTTGACATATCATATATCTCAATCTCTCCACCGCTATATTTTTTGATGCGTGGGGCCAGTTCTTGACGGATAAAATCACGCTCATTAATGCCATTGTCTGCAGCTCCCGGATCTCCTGCTCCATGTCCACATACAATAATATTTTTACTCATCATTTTAGCCCCTTCCCTTTGGTTCTTTGTATCTCATGGCTAGATTGCTGTCTGCCACACCTTTTGTTGTCGGATCATTCAATGCATTAAATACGCTGACGCCAACGATAAACAGCACATAAGGATTAGACAGGGCATTCAGAGTAACATCCAACAAAATAGGCCAAGACGTAATGTCCTGACCTGTTAAGCCGAAATATGCACCGACTGGCACAACAATAGATAAAAATAGTTGGAACCAAAAAAGCGGGTTCTTTGCCCGCACCTTCCAGTTGATATTCATTTATTTACCCTCCAAACGCTTTTGTAATTTGATCCCAAAACACTATGACAGCTCCTATGATCCCGCTAATACCGGTGCCGCCGATCAACCCTAATGCTATTTCTTTCCTCGAATTGATTTTCAACTTAGAGACTTCTCCTTTTGTCTCTTCCTGTTTAAGGGAGATACCCAAGGAGTGTTCAATTAAGCGATTAAGTAAATCCTTTTGATCACTGGAAGATTTTATGACAGTATTTTGTATTTCGATTTGCCCCTTTTCCATACTGTCAATTTTCTCTATGACTTTCCCATAATTAGTTTCTAGATGCGTTATCCTTTTCTCGTGATCATCTATTCGATGTGCCACTTTATCATCCTCCATACGGACCCCCTCCTCACAACTTATATCCCTTTTCTTGCATAAAAAATACACCGATTGCCAGCGGTGTTTGTGTGGTAATTCTAGTTTTGGTTGTGTCGTATTATCGTCCTAAAAAGGCATAAAAAATAACGGCCTAAGCGTTTGTGTAATCCATGCCGGTTATTTCTTTAAACTCATCCTCTGTTATTTTGTCCCGTTCAACAAATAAATTTATCTGTTCAATCGTTACCAACTTTCTTGGACGATTCCATGCCATATTAAGTAAAGCAAAATCGTTAGACCGTTCCATCTGTCTCTACCCCCTCTAACACTTTATCAATTTTTACAGAGTAGTCTTGGTGATACTGACATGGGACAGACATGTACTGCGTTTTTAAATCTATTAGACTTTCAGTAAGTACCTCGTTTTCTGCTTTCAGTTTTGCGTTTTCTTGTAGCAACCGTTTAGCATTTGGATTATTTCGAATAGCTGAGTGAGAAGTAACATTCTTGATTTCGTCAACTCTGTTCACCCAAATTGTTTGTTCAAATTCGTCTCCGACCTCAAAATCATCTGATTTACCGAAATCATAGCCACCCACGGTGACAGGTTCATTTTGATGAATTTCAACTACTTGCTTTGTTTCTAAATGATACTCCAAGTAAACCATAAAAACCTCCTATTCTAGCCAAATAGCGTATATTTTGGCTTCTAAAAAGTTGTAGTTAGGTACATACGACACCACCTGGACATAAAAATCTCCACTTAGCGAGGAAACATCAATAGTTGTTTCCAAACTAGTGCCATCATCATACAACGTATTTCTAGCTACATATTGTTGTTCTGAGCTATTTTTAGTTTTATCTATCTTAAAATACAAATTTCCTCTGTCGTTAGTGCTTGAAAGATCATAAATCATTTTTAGACTATTAAACTCCGTAACATCAATAAGAGTGTCTGTTGTAATACCGATTTTATCGTATTGGTCATCGTTTTTGATGAATAAACGTATATGGTCGCTATTCTTAATGATACTTCCTCGACTACCACTTCGATAACCTTCTACTAACAGTATATTTTCTCTTCCATATTCATAAATTTTTAAGGCGTACTGTATAAACTCTTTCCAAACTCCCGCTATATTCCCCTTTGGAATGAATTTCTTCCAAATTCCTCCCATATTTACCCACGCTGTTTTTACATCTCTATAAGTCCCGCCGATATTTACCCATGTTTTCTTAGCCATATTATCACCTATTCGTATTGAAAATAGATATCGCCATCTACTCCGCCAGTAGGATCAGTAGTTCCAAATGTAATCTTTCTTCTGTTTTCTACAGGAAGAGCATCTTGTTTTCCATTCCATTTTTCCCTTTCAGCAGCCTTCAGGTGCAGCGTTTCATCCGCCGAATGCGTCACAAGAGCATCATTTACTTTCTTAACGGCATTGGCAGTGGCCGCCTCTGTAGTAGATGTGCTGTTTGTTGTATCGTTTAGCTTTGTAGCGCCTTTTTGGCTTGTGCTAGCGTCAGGTAGTTGTGTTGTTGGCACCTTTTTACTTTCATCTAATTGAGCTAATCCGCTTGACGATCCGGCTTTCTCGTCAATAGCATTAGCCAACTCATTCACAACTTTCGGTACATCTGCGGCTATATTTAATGTTGTTAATGGCAATCCTAACTTTTCTGTTGGCACATCACGCACCCCCTAGTTTTGTAGTCAGTAATTCTTCGAACGTTAATCCGCTGTTTAGTAAATCCTCGAATGTAGCGAAGTTAGCTTTTACCATAGCGAATGTATTATATTTAAACTCATAAAAGATTTCCAAATGAGCCGGCACAATGTCTCTTAACGCCTTTTGTATATCGCTTAAATCCGGCGGCAGTCCTAATTCAGAAATGAATTTAATTGTGACTGTGCCGTCACCCTCAATGACTTCTACCTCGCCAAACTCAAAGGATTCAGCCGTCAATTTAACAAGTTCCTTTGTAACTGTTCCAATCCCTCTTAATTTAGCTATCACAACAGAACGGCGCTCACTAAGTGACTTTGATGTATCTACAGGAATACCCAGCATAACTTCCCATTTGATTAACTTTTGAGCATCGGCTGTAAGTGCTGACCTAGAATCGACATAACGAAAAAACTCCACGGCAAATAACGCCAGTTCCTCTGCGGATCTGTCGTGATGATTTTTCATTTCTTTTATGTCCTGCCAAAACATCGGGATGGCATATAATAAACGCTCTCGTATTTCGTTACGGCTGAACACTAAAGTTCACCGCCCCTACTACCGCTACCTCGTTATCAGCTAACTCGATATTGGCTTCGCCGCCGTTGACGAGTAATGATGTCCAGTCGAGGACACCCTCTTGTTCTAACAGTAGAGCAGCTAATCGAGAGTAACGGACAATGTTTGTATCAAATGCTGTGTCCTTAAATATGAGCGTCAACATTTGCGTGTAAGCCTCTTTGATTGCGTTAATATCGCCGTCAGTTGTTAGAACTAGTGTGGCAGTTACGTTGATAGGTTTTTCAATGCAAGCTTCCACAGTTACATTTGCCCCGATAGGCTTCACCTTATCAATGTATTCAGCTACTTCCTGTACCTTTTCTTGTGTGGGTGCCCGTCCCTCATTTGACAGTAAAATAACTTTTACAGTGTTTGGTCCGTTCCATGCTGGATATACTTTGGCGTTTTCGATGCCTGGGACTTCCGTTGCCCATTGTTTGTAATGAGCAGCATTGCCGCTTGTCGCTGGGTTACGCCGGTTGTTCAAAAATCTCGATGCCAATTCTTCGTCTGATTCCTCGTCAAAGCCGCCGTCTGTTTCCGTTAGATTGGTTACTGTCAGAACTTCCGCTAAATCGCCCACAACACCTGTGATGGCTCCGACAGATACATTACCATCAGCGCCCTCGTAGATAGCCGTAACAGGCACTGTGACGCCTTGTGGTGTAGCTATGACATCAATATCAGTCGCAAACAGCACGTTGAGTGTAGCAGGCGCAAATACCTGTGTTCCCGCTGGTACAGGAGTAGGTTCCGGCGCTTTGAGTATCACTTCACCTTTAGCTTTGCCACCGGGTTTTCTCGTCTCTCCCCACATCGCTACAAAGTTATCTAACTTGTAGCCGGACATGGTGATCTCACCTTTTTCATTGACGATAAAATCTTCATCTTCCTGCGCTTTTAGCTCGGCGTATAGGAGAGATATTTCATCCGAGACTGGAGCCAAAGCAGTAAAAGTCGGTGCCCCTTCCCGCTTGTCGATGTCAGACGGTGAGTTATCCAGCATGTTCATGAGTATTTGCGCTGCCAGTTCATCGTTTAATGTATAAATCATTCTCTCACCACGCTTTCTGCCTGTCCGTTGACGCGGATGTCAATAAACGCCTTGTTGCCCTTAAAATCTACTGCCACCGTTATATCTGTTAAATCTTCATGTTGTACGGCTAACTCGTTAATCCCACGCAGGATTTCTCCTTCGATTACTTCTCTAGGCTGCTGTTCTTCAATGAGCCGTTCGAACGGCGTGCCGAATTCGCCGTTTATCGTGTAATCATATTTTTCGGTTAGGCAACCAAGCTTAAGCCATTGTATTGCCTTATCTTGACCGGTGATTTTTTGTGAGGTCCACCGACCATTTTCAAAGTCGATATAATAATCGACCGCACCGGAAGAAGGCTGTGATTCTTCATTTTCTACCGACTGTACATCTATCTCCATTAATTGTACGTTTTCAGGGATAAGCGCCATGGTCACCCCTCCTTATCCAAAATAAAGCCGAATATTTTATTGCCTGTGTCATCGTATACAACCATGACACGATCACCGACTTCCAAGCCGTTATCAATCATGATGGTTGCGTCTCGTTCTCCTAAGCTATCATTAAAAATGATATGCGCCGGATAATAAGCGGGCATTAGATGAGCGAGCGGAGTAAGGGATGATGTTTCTGCTCCATTTCCATCTATTTTCACTTCAAGTGGAGATGTCGCTATCACCGTTGCAAAATCAAGTTTCACATCTTTGTTGTAGCCTTGTTCCTTCATCATCTTCGCAAAGTCGGTAAACGGATCGCTCTTTTCTCTTGGTATGTGTCTCATATCACCCCTCCTTATAGCACCCGATTAATTTGCATAAAATGTTTGCCCCAGTATTTATGGTTGCTCGGCAAGTATCCATGCTCTTTACATCCACTCGAAGCTAAACTCACGCAATAGCCCGGGCGTGTTACAATACCGACATGACTAACAGCGTTGGCTCCGCGTTCCTTAATGGTTCCTTTGAAGAATACTAGATCACCAGGTTGCGCCGCACTTGTCGCTATCTTCCTGCCCTTTGTGATTTGTGACATGGTTCCATGACCTAAATTCACACCGATCTGTTTAAAGATAAAGAAAGTGAACCCAGAACAATCTCCTCGACCGGAAGGAATATTTTTCCCGCCGAATTTGTAAGTGAGTTTGCCTTTGTAACTCCTTGCTAACTCAACAACCTTATCTCTTTTCGGATCACCGGTTTTCGCGCCTTTCCCTTTTCCTTTGCTTGAGCGCTGATCTAGCTTCTTCTGCCATGCCGCTTTGATGCTGTTCCACTTCGCGGCTTTGGCACGAGCGTCAGCGGCTCCCTTTCCTTTTTCGAGAATCGCCACTTCAACGTTTCTACGACCGAACCTAGATGTGTTGGTGCGCCCCTCGATAAGAACATCCACCCGTTTTCCGCCGTTTTCGTTTCTAATGGCTCCTCCGGTGTCTTCTGCTAAATACAGGCCTGTAAACTCTGGCATAGTCGGCACGTTGATATGGACAACAGACCCGTAAGGGATAATCTTAGGCGATACAGCAATGGTGCGTTTATACGCCCATTTGGTGCCTGTAGCTGTCTTGGAGTAATCACCACTTCCGTTGATTCCACCTAAGCGCGGATCATAAGCAGTGCCGATAAATCCAGACACATAAGAGATGTCATCTAGTTTGCTGTCTAAGTCGGCAGTTTCGCCACCTTCTGCTTTATCTTCATCCGGCTTTTCGTATGGAACAAACTCTGGATTGTATGATTTGGATAACTCCAGCTGCATGGTGCTGTATCCGTTTTGACCGCTATGGGAATGAGCGGTGACAAAGTAATAATCATTCATTCCTGTCATTTCATCGTAAGCCTCAATGAGTGTACCCGCCGAGATGTTGTAATCAGCTAACGCTTCCACAGATACATGGTCAGACGGCTTTTTCAGTTCGTCCAGGAAACCTTGCGCCAACGCAGAAAGACCGCCCGGCCCGTACACATCTTGTGTATGTTCCACAGCGGTCAATGTTCCGTATTTCTTTTTAGCAGCGGCATCGACTTTTACCACACGGGTATTTCGTTGAGATTCCCCACTTGTCATAATGACTTGCGTTTTTACTTCTTCAATCGAGACTTCACGAGTGGATCCAAGCAAGTTTTTACCCCGCTCGATAATCATTCGATTCGGTGACATGGTAACTTCTCGCAAAGACAACTTGCCATATTCAGAGCGGATGTTATACCGCTTTTTCGTGCGTAAGTAGGTTTCAGTGAGCACCGTTTGGATAATCTCCCACAGTGTTTTCTCAATGAATTCTAATTCGGCAAAGACATGTTTTGTCTTGTCCATATAATTGACGCCCACGCCTGCCACGCGGCATAAATGAGCGATAATTTGGTCAGCGGTCTTATTCTGAAACTTGATAGTGATTTCATTTTGCTGCAGATACCAATTGTAATCCTGTACCCGCAATTGCTCTGTTCCATCACCGCTGATTGTACGGGCGGTAATAACCCCTCTAAATAACTCAGTCGGACCCGGGAATCCTTTGCCGGTTGGATATTCCAGCATAACCTTGACCATATAACCCTCTTCGAAGGGCAGCCAGCGCCGGTCGTTTTTCAATTGCTTATTATAGGTTGTGATCTCAAACGTTTCGCCGGCAATGTTAATGTCGCCGCTCCACTCATGCCCTGTCACAAACTCGGTAAAATCATACCGGTAATCCGGCGTGTATAAATAAAAATGAAGCGTGGGCTTCATCCGTTCGTCAAACTCTTGATATACCCGCTGTAACGCCATAACTCGCCTCCTTCGGCGTGGCTGTTACGCCTGTGCCTATCGTTTTCTTCGCTGGAATTGTCAGCTTCTGTCCAGGAAAGATATTGTACTTTGCCTTGATCTTTGCTTTCTTATTAGCGGCATCAATCAGCTTTTTATTAGCGTTGTAGATGGTCATGTAATCCGCTGTATCATAGTATTTCTTAGCAATGACACTCAAAGACTCGCCTTTCTTCACCGTGTGTGTAGCGGGCAGTTTCGGCTTCGGTTTCTTGCTTGGCGGTTTCGGTTTTGCCGGTGTTTTGCCGCTTGTTTTTTTAATCGCTACTTTTCGGAATGTTGGCGGCTTGTAATTGACAAATTCCACTGTAAACCATACATCTCCCAGATGACCTGCCCGCTCGTTGTCATAGTTTAATTGAGTAATCACGACGGTACGATTAAGCCCCCCTGCTTTGGAATAGAGCTGCAGAGGGACTTCTTTATCGCACCACTCACGGAGTTTGCCGATAGACAGTGACGGTATTTTATAGGTGCCGGGCGCATTGACAACATAAGAAGGGTCATGATGAGCAGGGAAGAAAGTTTCCAGTGTGAAGCGGTCTAACTTCGCCCCGCCAAACACCGTCCGTTCCCCTACGCCGAGTATTTCAATCACTTCCGCCTTACCGCCGACTTCTGTCGGAAAGCTTTCTGGAGGAACAGGAAAAACGACGTTGGAGGATGCATTACCGACCTCCCACGCCGCTACATAGATTGGTTTTCTCATTATGCACCCCCTGCGGCAATGACGTGTTGAATGTTCAATACCAGTTCGCGAGCCATTTGTTTGGTTGTTTTCTGCGCTCCGTGTATATGAATACCGCCGTTAATGGTAATGTGCTGTTTGGTTGGAGCGGCTGTGCCTGTCCCTTTGGAAGTAGATGCACTTGCTTTTTTGCTATCAAAAGCGGATGTATCAAGCACTGGGCGTTTGCCATTGGACCTTAACACACCCATTTTGCGAAGCATGTCTGATTGTTGAGCAGTTAAAACTGACTCGTTCTTGTGCAGCTCTGCTTTGTATCCATCGAAGGGAACTTTTTCCAATCCTGTACTATGCCCCGGAAGTTTAGGTGCGCCCGGAACAGCTAAAGTGTTAGGGACGAATCTAGGCTGACGAGTCATAGGCATTTTCTTAACTTTCTTCGGCTTGTGGTTCTTGTTGCCGAGTTGACGATCTCCCCAGCTTACCTTACCGACTTTCCCGATGTTGACGCCTGGCACCTTGTTAATAGCGCCAATCAAATCATTCACCATGTCAATGATCGGATTGATTGAAGCAGCAGCGGCTCTTTGCATAGCGGTCCAGACATTTTCCCACACGCTTCTAGTTGACATCCATCCTTCTGCTAGTTCTGCAGCTGTTCCAATTAGTAGCTTGACTGGAGTAAGCACCAATCCAACAACCCCATCCGCTTCTTTTAACTTATCCCACAATTTGATGGTTGCACTTTTAACTGTATCCCAGTTTCTATAAAGAAGGACCCCTGCTGCTACAAGAGCGGCAATACCAGCGACAACCCAAACGAACGGATTCATTAACATTGCTGTGTTTAACCCCATTTGTGCAAATGTGGCGGCTAATGTTCCTAATCTATATGCTTCCATCAAACGCGCAATAGTTCCAACAATGGTCATGCCGATCATGATTCCTTTAAACGTGAGAACAGCAGTAGCCACACCGATGATTCCTTCTTTTAGCGGGCCCCACACTTTCATAAACTTATCAAAAGCCGCAGGGAGTTTTTCCGCTATATCTGTTGCTTTATCAATGATGTTTTCTAATGACGGCTGCAACTTTTCATAAATCGCAAGAGCAGCTTCCTGCATGACGGATTTAAAGATTTCCCACTTTCCAGCCACGTTGTCAAGTTGTTTCGCCGCCATTTCAGCCGCCGCGCCATCGGCGTTTTCAAGATCTGTTGTCAGACCTTGCAACTCCTTAGATCCAGCTTTTAGCAAGATGGCCCAGTGTTTAAATGATTCCACACCGAATATCTTTTTCAGCGCTCCTAGTCTTTCTTTTGTTGTCAGACCATCAAGCTTCCCTTCCAATTCAGCAATCATTTCTGGTAATGACATCATTTCGCCTTTCGCGTCAAAGAAGGAAATTCCTAACTCCTCCATTTTTTCACGAGCGCCTTTTGCTGGCTCGGCTAAACGTGCTAAAGAAGAAGCAAAGGCTTGTCCAGCGATCGTACCTTTCAAACCTGCGTTTGCTAACACCATCTGCGAAGCCGCTGTTTGTTCTAAACTCCATCCAATAGTATCAGCCATAGGGGCAACGTATTTCATGGCTTCGCCCATTTGCTCAACGTTGGTATTTGCGTTGGCTTGTGCATAGGCGAATACATCAGCAGAGTGAGCGGCTTTATCAGCACTTAAGCCAAAAGCCGTCATAACATCAGAGGTAATGTCTGCTGCTCGATCAAGTTCCATAGCACCGGCCGCAGCCAAGTTCAACATGCCTGGCATCGCTGAAATGATTTGATTCGTTTTCCAGCCAGCCATCGCTAAATATTCCATACCCTGTCCAGCTTGCGTTGCTGTATATTTAGTTTGTTTTCCAAGTTCCCGGGCTGTCTCGGTTAGCCTTTGTAACTGTTCGTTAGTAGATCCACTGAGAGCACCAACACGACTCATTTGTTTTTCGAACGCCATACCCGTGCCGATAACGCCACCGCCAGCGGCAAGAGCACCCATTGGAGCGCCGATAGCAAGTCCAACCTTCCCTAGTCCGCCAATAACATCAAAGCGCCGTTTTAATTGCTCTGCCTGCCTATTGACCGCCCTTAACTGTTGGCTGGATTGCCTTAAGCTATCACGAAGACCGTCAGACTGCCGTCTGGAATCACGCAGATTGCTGTTTAGCCGTCCGTCCGGTCTTGGCGCTCTAATCCTTGATGTTGAATCACCAAGACGCTGCGCATTGCGCTGTGCATCCCTAAATGATGATGATAGGCGACGGGTGGACTGTGCGGAACGGTTAATGTTTTGCGTCACTCTACTGACCGTTTGCCCCGCTTTTGCTGCCGCTTTATTCATTTCACGCAATTGCCTGTTCATCTTTTCGACTTGTTTATACATCTTCTTAACTTCGTTTGTACTCTTGCGAACAACGTTAGAAAATTGGTCATTCAGTTTAAAAGCTGCGCGTAAATCAAAAGCCATGCCGTCACCTACCTTTTCGCGCCGTTATTTTTCTGCATTTCTTGAATTTCTTCAGCTTCCAGCGTGAGAGAAGCGACTAAAGCGCGGCGGCGCAATGGATCCATTGTCAGAAAGTCAATAATGTCATATTTATTCTTGGTGTTTATTCTGACGTTGTGTGCCATCCGCATCATATAGTCGCTTTTCATTAGTTTTTTAACTCTTCCACCTTTTCAACTTCTTCCTCTTCAGAAGCACCAGAGATTTCATTGATAATTTCGAGGACTCTGTTGATTTCTGCAATGGTGAACATACGGCTAATGGCTTCATTCGTGTCCTTTAATCCGTTTTCTTTGAGAGTCTTTTTATCTCGAAGGTTAATTGGCTGTCCGTCAATTGCTACGATGTGAGCGGCCATCCAAGCGGTTGTATATTCTTCTTGATTAAATTTAGTTTTTCCGCCACCTAAAACAACGGTGTGTTCTTTAGTCAGCATTTTTTGTTCATCCCAAGTAAGAGACGCTAACTCAATTTCTTTTCCTACACGCGGTAAGTATTCTTTCTTCCGTTTGCGTACATCCTTTTGTAGCCATTCACCTAAAATCGCTTGACTCATATTGTTTCCTCCTTGTTTTTGGCAACAAAAAAGAGCTGACGTTTGTCAGCCCTTCTTGTTTATTCCACATTATTAAAGATGTCTTTTGCATCTTGATCGTTTGTTTCAATAACGAATAATCCGTTTTTATCCCAGTCAGCCAGATTCGGAAACCCTTCTTCCGCTTCGTCCATCGCTTCTTGGGATTGATATTCATAAATTTTTACTGGTTCATTTCCATTGTAAAAAATAATTCCATCTATTGCCCCGATCATGCTGTATGCCGGTTTTTCTTCCGGGTCCACCTCGATGCCCTCGCCCTCGAAAGCTTCGATAAATGTATCCATGCTAAGGTCTGATGTTTCTTCGGTAGCATCTGTCGTTTCTGTTGTTCCTGTTGTTTCTGCGGCTTCGTTGTCATCAGCTGAATTACACCCCACTAACGCAAGACATAACAAAATGGCCAATAAAAGTTTTTTCATCATTTATTCCCCTTCTTTTCCTATTTTTCCACATTATATTATATGTCTAATCGAAAAAGAAGGGGAAGTTTATATTAAAGGTCCGGCACACCTTGTACAATCTCGTAATCTTCAGCAACAAACTCAAATTCCTGCTCGACTGGAGAGCCGTGTTCAGCAATAAATACCGGCCAAGATGTGAACTTGATGCCCGATACCTCCACTTTGTACGGACCACGAGCGGCAGGATCTTCATTGACCATGGTCATATTCGTCACAAGCGGCGGGATAGACGGGTCTTTGGCAGCTGATAGCCGCTCGATAAACTCGGAACCGTATTGCGATCCTTTCATAGATCCAGTGATTTCAAACCCTACAAATTTTTTACCGGGGTTTAGTTTGCCGGACTGTGGGATGTCCTCGTATTTTGCTTCTACCTTTAATTCAACACTATGAAATTGAGCCAACCAGCGGCCGGACTCAAAAATTTTGGCATAGGTTCCGGAAAAGGCTTCGTGTGCTTGATTTGGATTCATTATTTACTACCTCCTTGCGACACCGTGATATAAAATTCCTCCATTGTTTCAAGGTCAGTAGCGACCACATCGACAATGACTTGTTGTTTCTGCGGGCCCGGGAGGACTTTCAGCGACCAATCCGGATCAATGATTTCCCGATCAGCAAATGGCTGCATAAACTTCGACTTCAAGTTTCCTTCCGCTGACAGCCGCTGATTAGAGCCGTTCGGAACCTTGCCGATAAACACTTCTTCCAGATAAAATTTGATGTCACGGGTAAAGGTTTGTTTGAACGCCAGATTCTTTAACGATGTAGCGGCAGTAGTAACTCCTCTAACAAGCCGCACCTTGCGTCCTGTATATTCGAACACCATTGCTCCTTTGGATAACGCTTCAACGATCTGTGCGTTTGTTAGACGGACAGAAACGTCAGTCGCTCCTTCTACCTCTGCATAAGTGAGAGATTGAGAGAGCGGAGTGGATGCAAATTTACCAGCAAGCCAGTTCGCTGCTTCCCACGATTTCCATGTGACATCGCCAAACACTGGCGCATTGATAACTGTTGCCACCAATTCGCTTTTATCTGCCACTGCACGAGCAATGCCGGCCGCTGTGTCTGTGTCGTCGTCCACGCCGTAAAATACCGGTAGGTAACGTTCCTCTGTTGCTTGGCTTGTCGCCCAGCCAGACCAGCTTGTGCGTGCGTCTGCTGTGAGCGGATGGTCAAACGTGACCGCTTCAAAGAAACGCAAAGAAAGCGCCGTTTGGGCGCCCGTGTAGTCGTATTCACTTTCTGGTAATTCCGGTGCCTTCTGCGTGTAAACAACCACCTTGCTGGCTCCGCCTTTAAATGCCCGGCGAATATCATCCATTTTCGATGTGCCGATGATTTCTCGCGCCTCTGACAAACTTGTAAACTCATATGCTGTGTCGGGCGTAGCGGAAGCGTTGTAATCTTTCTTGACGATGGCTACCGCTCCGTCAGACCCTTCGATGGCTTCTTCAACAACTTTTGGAAAGTTGAACCAAACGCCGGGCCGCCCTTTATTCATGTCTGTAAAACTCATGGCCTAACCTCCTTGTTAAATGCGATTTCTTGCATCGTTTCAAACTGCTCAACCGACAAGACATCACTTGTCACGGTTTCCAGCTTTGCGAGAATATATTTCAAGTCACTTTCGTTTTCGTTCATGGGGCTTGGGCTGAACGCCTGCACACGGATATACCGCATCGTGTTCTCGTCCTCGTCCAAAAAAGGAATGGTGATGCCATGCACGAACGCCCGCCGAAGTTTATCCAAGCTTTCTACCACTTGGGCAGCGTGGCTGTGAAAGTAGATGACATCCCATGTAGTCACAATGCGCGTTTGAACGCCGTTGATCGCTCTTTCCTCTGGCACTGGATTTATCATGACGAGAAGGTCGCTCTGCGGCGTCTTAGGAAGGTTTAAGAGCGCAATCTTCGCTGTCGGCAACACTTGCTTACAGAACAGCTCTAGCGCGTCCAGTAACGTCAGTGTTTTCATGCAATCACCATCCTTTCGGCCTCATTTTTTGCACAATCGTCCGCTCCACCGTTGCCAGAGAGCGGTCGGGATCGTTGGTTGCTTTCAGCCACTCAAGGGATTTACCGGCTTTTTTCGGCCTGTATCCCTTCTGGCTCCCTACCTCGTGCAAATAGTAGGCATAATTAAAACCGGTACTGGAGTAGGCGTTGGAGATCAGTTCCCCTGCCATTTCAGCCCGGTTTATTTCGGTTTCTATTTCATTTTTTAGGTTACTTGTATCGACAGGAGCCACCTTCTTGGCTTCCATCATCCACTCTTGCAGAGCGGCGTGTATGCCATCGACAGCGGCATTTTTGAGATCATACGGCAGTCTGTTTAATTCCCGCATGGATTCTGCATAGTTTTTAAATTCAATCATCAGCAGTACACCTTCGTATACACAGTTTGCCCGCCTAATCCACGTTTCGGTTCATAACTAAGCGGTTTTCGAACAAATACATCGCCGTTTTCGTTGATATAGGTAACCTTGTCGTCATATCCCACCTTTACCAGCCCTTTGAGTAAAAAGTGCATGTTGCTGACAACCTCTTTGCCCAGCTGGTTCTTTACTTCCTCGATTTTGTCCGTCACTCTTGCTTCATACTGGACAGGCGGACCATGAATAGCCTCGCCATACTTGTTCTCTCCCGTTTTGTGTTCAATCTGAATAATTTGATTGGTGATAATCATATTAACCGACCTACATAAGCACCGGGATTCAACTGTTTAGCAAGGAGCGCAAGTATATCCGGACAGACGCCGGGATAATTCGCCCACCATGATTGATAGGTAGCAGAGTCAGAACCAGCAAAAGTGACAGATACATCTTCAAGTGAATAAGATTTGACACCTTTCTTCTGCAGCTGGTCGATAGCCGACAAGTCACCGCCATTGCTTTTCAACGCACACATCACCTGCATGGCGATAATCTTGGCTGTAATAAGCGGTTCTGCAATGTAAGTGATAAGCAATTCATGAGCGGTAAATACTACCTTCTCCCGCTCCACTTGATCCAGCGCTGTATAAGCTTCTGTATAAGCGAGTTTGTGCAAGTAATCATCGACATCTTGAAAGCTGTACATTACTCGTCACCTTCTTTATTCCGTTGCTTCCGCTGTTTCGGCTGCTCCTTTTTCTCGACTAGTTCACCTAAAGATTCTGCTTGTTGAGCGGTTAAATCCACTTCGTCGCCAATAGGAACGATTTTGCCGTTATGAAGAAGAGTTGTTTTGGCAATATACATATTCTGACCTCCTTTACAAAAAGAAAAAGAGCCCGTTTAAAGGCTCTTACAGTACGTTTAGATGTACGATTGCTTGCGGTCTAGTCAATGCAGGGAATGCCGCTTCCCCGATGATGATTCCTTGTCCTGGAGGGTTTGTGAAGATTTCCGGTTGAGCAAACTTACCAGGCTCATAATTATTTTCCACTGTTGGACCTAAGAATGTTTTACCGATGTCAGCACCGATCAAAACAATTCTTCCATCTGGTAACAAAGGTTTCTCAACGCCATTTTCAACAATCACGTCATCATTAATGGCGTATGGCGGCAACCCCAGAGAAGTAATCACATTTTGCATTTGTTGACTAGTAACAAGACGCCCTTTGTTCGCTTCTCCATTAATCTGTACAGAGATTTGCTCGTTTTGAAGCAAGAGCGCCTCTGTAGCGGATGTCATGTGCATGACAATAGGTTTTTTGCGGTTGTTTTTCGATTGGAATTGCTTAACCGCTGCTTGCAGATCGGACAAAGGCTTTGCTGTCGCTTGATCCCACTTGGTTGTAACTGTGATTTTGTTGCCAGCAGGGATATCGAAAACAACATCAATTTTAACGTCATTTTCTTTGTCTTCGTAATGCAGTTCTCCTTCGTAAATAGCGGCCGCTCGAAGAGATTCTTCCCGGTCATCTACACCTTCTGATAATCGATCCGTCATGTTATATACGTATTCAATAACTTGAGCACGTTCTGCATCAGAACGAGGACGGTTGAATTTCAACAGTTCATACTCGTCAAGTTTTTCTTCATGCTGAATTTTTGCAATCTCCCCGTACATACGAGCAAGCGTCGGCTTGTCACGCAAAGGAGCGGAAGCATTCCAACCCGTGATGCTGGCAGCTTCTGAATATGCACCATCAATCACGTTGTAAGCAAATTGCATGTCGTATGTCCGCTCGATCGGCAAAATGTTTTTCAGTAAATACTCACGAGCCGGAGGGATATTCTGCACGTATCCTGTCAATTGTTCTTTTCCGAATTCATCTAAATGTAATGGCATATTTTCTACCTCTTTCCTTTGTTAGTTTAATTAAATATCGAATGTTAAACGGCCTTTTGTCGCCGCTTTGAAGTTTGCTGTCACACCTGTACATTTGGACTCGATAGGATGACCACCCATCACACCGCCAACAACAGGATTCACGCCCGCTGTTACCTTCACATCATGAGAAGTTAGACAAGCAGCAAGCATTGTTTCTGGTGTATCTGCTTGAACAGGCTCAAATAAGCCGCTCGTTTCGTTTTTAAATACCGCTGTCCCTGCTTTGACATATTGACCAGCTGTAAATTTGGAAGCGTCCAGCGTTAAACCAGCGGTCTTAAATTCCATGCCGACAGTGTTTCGTAAAAATTCCTTTTGACTGATAATCGTGTCACGTTGTGGCTGTAAATTCATTTAGTTTTCCTCCTTTTGGTGTCGCTCTAAGGCTCTTTGTTTCCCTGCTTCATAAGCGTCCTTTGGCTTTGGCGTATTCCCTCTTTGCGGTGATCCTGGTGTGTATCCACTTGGCTTTGGCGGCTCTGCTTCTCCTTCAAACAGATAGCCGTCAGACTCCCTCAACTTGTTCAGCTGGTCATCTAATCCGAGCAGTTTGTCACCATCTAGCTTAATGGCCTCCGTATCCAATAAAGCTTTCACTGCGAGTGGATTGCGTGCTTTAGCGCCCATTAATGCTCGATCCAACGCATAGTCGTAGGTTTGTTTGTGGAGTTTCGCTTCATATTCAGCGGCTTTCTGTTTGTTCGCTTCTTTTAACACTTCTAGCTGTTGTTTCAGCGCTTCATTATTGCCGCTCTGTGCGCTTAATTCCTCTAGCTGGGTGTCACGTTCTTTCAGTTGATCTTTCAACGACTGCGCTTCTGTTTGAGCGGTTTTAAGCTCCTCTTTCGTTGTGTTCACTGTTTTCCCGTGTTCAGCCATAATGGAATTGATAGCTTCCTCTTCTAGTCCCAAGCCTTTTAAAAATTCTCTATTCATTTGTTTCATTACCTCCTACATTTTTTAACGATGTATTGTCACCGATTGGATTGCACATGTAACGCCTGTGCGGTCGATCCACAGCTTTTAGAGTCATCATGGATTGGACATAAAAAATAGCCGCTATCTTAGCGACTTCACAAAGCTTCTATGCACTCGTTCACCATGATTCATTTCCTTTGACCACATTCTCAAGAAAGCGGATTGTTGCTGTTCAATCAACAATTGCAACCACTTCATTCTTCCTCCTCCACCCAATCATCAAAGTCAACGCCATCCGATATGCTGATGATCTTTAAATAACAGCGGCAGTTGCAATCTTCAGAGGGCATGCCAAATAGGCGCGGGGCTCTTGCTCTCGCACCTGCTACATAAAAATAGCCCTCTTCATCTGATTTCTGTCCATGTAAATATCGGTGTGATGGGCGCGTCACTGCATCCCTTAACGCCCACCATTGTGTTTGTATTCGCACACCCTGTTTCTTCGCCTTCTCGATGCTCTTAATTTGAGCCAGCGACTGCATTCGAGCGGTTTCATGCTGCACAATGTTCTTGATCCGCTTTTCATCCGAGCCGACAACCTTCTCCACTCGTTTCATCAGCTGATCTTGTGTTTCGCCTTTCTTCCACCCTTGTTGCAAAGAGCGGCGTAGCTGTTTCAACGTTTTTCTTCGGTTGTAAGTCATCGTCTTGTTGAGCGGATAGCCCTTTTTCATTCGTTCTTGGATTTCTTTCTCTGCCAGTTCCCGGCTGAGTTCCCAACCGACTGCCTTTGAGTATTCCTTCATGTACCGCTCATACGCCCATTTAAATCCACCTAGCGCTTTGTTTAACACGAGTTCCTTCACTTGGTTGTAATGACTCGTGAGAGTGGCTGAAATGGACTGGAAGAAGTTTTTCTTGCGATTCCGCTGGTTCATTTCACGATTAGATAAGATACCGTCTTTTGCATAGGAGCGGTAGGTTTTAAACACCTGTATAGACAGAGCGGCAAGGAGAGCGGCAGCTAACACTTTTGCTTCGGGTGAGTTTTGATCTTGTTCTAGCTCATCCTGCAGTTTTTCATTGTCGATCATGACCGCTCACTCCTCTATTAACGAATGAAATCAAAGCTCTTTTGTCGAACTCCCCGTCTGTTTCGGAAGCGCTCTTTCTTCTCGGCAATCGACTCTCTGATTTCTTTGCGTCGCACGGCAATCTCAGCAGAAATCCGCTCGTGTTCCACTTCACTCTTCTGATGATCTTCAATTAGGTTATTTATAAACGACTCCGCATTCATCATAATTGCTCATCCCCTCCATCATCCGGGTAAGGATTATCGTCAATCTCACCCTCTGCTTTAATCCGCTCTATTTCTTCCTGTATCCAGTCATCAGCGGCGTGAGGGTGAATGGCTTTGATTGTTGTTTCAAGCGATTGCACGCCATCTGTGTAAGCTTTGGCGTTCTCTTCTAATAATTCCTGTCTACTAATCGGCACCATGGCTCTTGTTTGAATTTCCGGACGCTCAATGAGTACCGAAGAATTATCTTGATTAGCTAACCATAGGCAGTTTTCGAATAAGTTTTGCAGGAAGTAGACATATTCCTTTTGGATCTGCTCCGCTTTTGTGATGGAAACGAATAAGTCGTAAAACTTCGCGATGCCCGACTGAGCGGCTTGTTTACTGCCTTCACCTAAATAGAAGTCCACCGCTTTTTCAGATGTGCTCGTTTCCATCAGCATGAGTTTCATTAAATCTTTCACCCATGTAAGATCACCAATCTTAGTGACATCAATCTGAATGATCTCCATTGCTTTTCCTTCTTCATCAAAGGTGACCACTTCTAAATCCCTGTGATCAATTCTGCTTTCTCCACCCGGACCATATCTCTGTAAAGCGGCTTCCTGTAGAGCTGTGAAGATTTCTTTGGATACAGCAATACGAGGTTTTCCATTCCGCTCAAAGGTAATTGCATTACGAGTTAATGTCCAGTTGATTTCATCTTGCTTGCCCTCTTGATTCTTCAGACAGGAGCGGCCGAGCGGATTCATAAATGTTTTCTCGTTAGCCCAATACTCCACGAACGGGCGGGACCGCCCCTCAAACACTCTGTCCAGCACATCTAGTCCTAAGAGTTCTTTTGTTGTCGATTCATCCAATTCAGTTAGCTGTCCGCTGCCTTCCTTCAGTTTGTACAGACGGTTAGTCGTAAGCAAGTTCCCGCGCTCCACCCGTTCTCTATACACATGTAAGTACCGGTCACTGTTGAATTCTCGCTCATACACTAGGTCTACGCCTTTTCCATCATCATGAGGAAAGTAGACATCACGCTGTTTAAAGTCAATCCGAATGCCGTCATCATCCATCCATGGAACACCGACTAAACCGCCGTCTAATTGTTGCTGCACGATGTTTGTCCAGTGCTCAAAGGTGAGGTTGGAGTTCTTTACAATCTGCTCAATCAATTCCTGCTGCAGATCGTACACTGTGTTGTTCGCTTCATTTCCTTCGGGCCCGTCTATCAGATCAGCAGTTTCTTTACCCATAGCTGCCAATTGTTCCGCTTTTGTATTCAGAGAAGAGTTAATCTGTCCAATAGAGCGGCTGACCAACATTGCAGGAATTTCCGGTATCAAGCGCGACACATTCGCCATGATGTACGGCGTTTGCACATTCTTCGCTTTCACTGACCCCTCCGTGATGTTGTCAATGATTTCCCCTTGTTCAATAAGATTCTTGGCTCTGGAGAAAATTTCAGCATGTTTCCCTTCGTATAAATCCCGATAAAAAAAGACGTTCCCATGAACGTCTGTGATTGTACTCTTATTCCATTCTTTTTTTGTCCAGTCAATCATTGATCTTCACCGTACCTGTTCGGATGTCCTGTTCAAAATCTTCCCTTGTATAAAACCCAGCAATTCTAAAACCAGGCCGTAAATTTCTTTCCAAGTCAATCATCGCTTCTGCTTCTTCGATATAAGCCACATCTTTGTTATAGTGCATCAATTCCAAAGCCTTCGAGCGATCCACACTCATAAAGCACTCGTCCATGAAAAGACCTTCATAATTTACCGCACTATACAGCATTGCTTTCTTCATAACAATCACTCCTTTCACCATGCATTGGAACTGCTGATATAAGCGCCCGCTTTCAAGTCTGACACCTCATAATCATCTAACGCATACCAAATAGCAGACAACGTGTGAGGGTCAATAGTGAATTCATCATATATAATTTCATCCAACTTATTTTTCTTATAAGTGAGTGTTTTCAATTCGTATATTGTGTTTTCACATTGATCTGAACAGATGATCTGTTTGAATCGCTTCACTTTTTTCGTGTACGCCAAACGGGAGCCGGCAAACTTCTTTGCTCCCTTCATATTGAAGCCTTTCTGCTGGAAATACTTAATCGTTTTTGGTTCCGCTGAATCTGCTCTTATTAATTCTCTTGTTTTCTTAAACTCCGCAATTTCTTCCGCTGTTTGGTCATCCGTCATTTGGTTTTTGTAATACTCCCAGTAAATATAAAGAATCTTCTTGTCATGATCTACCGCTAATCGAACGATTGCATTGTAGGAGTGTTCAAAACCAAAGTCCATGCCGACTCTTTTTAGCGGGGAGCGGATATCCTGGATAGCTGCCATTACTTTGTCGTGCGATTCTACTTTAAACTGCGGCAATACTTTCACGCCATTCACACCAAAATGACCTTTCCGAGCGACACGGTAAAGGTCTGGATCATACTCTTTCATTTCCTCCAATTGCGCTACATAGCTTTCTGGCAGAAATAAATTATCATCAGCGGTTGAATGGTGATAATACGTATCGCCTACAATAATTGTTTTCTTTTCATATAGTTCATTGTCATCTAAAACCAGCCGCTTGTTTCGCTCATCTTTGAAAAAGTGTTTGAATGTCCAGTTTTCCTCACCTACCGGATTCGTTGAAAGAATCATATGCAGCTTCAATGTTGGGTGACGTAACCGCCCGATCAACTCTTTAAACCCTGCATATTTCACTTCTGAACACTCTTCAATCCAAATGATCGAAATGTTGTTAATGGATTTCAGCTTTTGCGGCTTATCCATTCCTTTGAAGATAATCTTTGAACCGTTCGGAAAGCGGATTTGCATTGGAGAGGTCATACATTTAATTTTGCTGCTCAATCCCATATCTTCAACTAGTTCTTCTAACAGCGAATACGTAGAATCCCTATGTGTGTCGTACACTTCCCGAACAATCAGAGCGGTACGTTTCTCTTCAAGCAGCTTCAATATCAATTTAAGCGCAATGTGATAGCTTTTGCTGGAGCCATAGCCGCCGACTAAAAATTGATACTTCTGCTCCCAATCAAAAAGAAAGTCCTCAAAGCGCGGATTTACTTCTTTCTCGACTGCCAACGTACTCATGAAGCATCACCTTTTCGTTTAATCACAATTTCAATCGGTTTATCATCGTTATCGCCGCTCATCTTTTCTATTTCCGCTTTTGTTTTAGCGATGTCCATTTTGGTTTTTTCGTTTTGCAGCTTCTTCTTATCGTTTTCAGATAACAAGTCCGTGTATTTGGAAAGGAAGTCGAGTGCCCTCATCTTGTCAGCCAGTTTTACGGAAACACCATCTTTTCCTTGCTTCACTTCGGTAATAATAGTTCCATCAACCTCTGCGGACTCTTTAAATTTCACACGATTCATTTCGTATGGATTGCCCAGATCGTCTGTTGCCTCTTCACGACCAAATTCTACGAAGTCTGTTATATCAGCAAAGGCGATGTCGATGTACTTCTGAAGAACTGCGCTCGCATCTAACATTATTCCGTCAGCTACTTCTTTTTTCATGCGTTCAATCTCTGAAACAATCTTAGTATTTCTTAGTAAGCCATGACCATTTACCATTGCTGTTGAATATGCACATTCATAGGCTTTTAAATAAGCTTTCGTAGCATTGAAATACTTCACATAATACAAACAAAAAAGCCATTGTTTATCAGTGATTCCCTCACTTTCAACAATAGGCTCGTTTTTCGTTTCTCTATGCCTGTTCTCTTCTGTTCTTCGCTTGCTGTGCGTTGCAACGTTCTTGCGTTGCGTTGCATTTTCGTTGCGTTGCCAATTCTCTCTGTTTTTCCTACTTCTCAAAGTAGAATCTTTTATATCATGCTTTTCAGCTAATGCTTTTAATGTAATATCAGTGGATTCGTATTCTTGTCTTACCTCATTCCAGTTAATCATGTTACATCAGCCCCGCCTCCAATAAAAAAAGCATCCTTCAAGGGTGCTTTAGAAAAGTTTTATTTGTAATTTATTATCGTTTATTTCGTATCCCATCCATTTCAGTATTTTCATTTCTTTTTCTATACTGTAAAAAGGTTGTTTAGGATACCATTCTTCAATCGTTTTCGCTTTCTTATTTTGATTGCAACCTTCACAAGCGGGAACGACATTGCTTATTGTGTTTGCTCCACCTTTTGAAAGTGGTATTATATGTTCTTGTTGTAGGTCATTGTCTTGCGCCCCGCAGTAAGCACATTCCTCATTAAAATGCCGTAAACTCTCTTTCCAATCAAAAAGGGAAAAATCATTCACAATAGCATTTTCTTTTAAACTTCTTCGGTTAGCTGAGTATATTCGGTGTTGTTCTCTGCATAAGTCACTTTCATAGTAATGCTTTTCGCAGTAACCGTATTTTCTGTTTTTATTTTTACATCCTTCGATTTTACAAGGAACATTAATAAGTTTTTGGACAACTAATGGGTCGCCGTTGGCTTTTAACCTATAATGATGTGTGCGGCATAATCCTTTTCCGTATGCATCACGTTCACAGCCATTAACTGAGCAAACTCTTTTTCTGTGTTTTTTATATAAAGGGTCGCCGTACCTTTCCCATCTATAGTGATGCATTTTACAGTAACCTTTAGCGTGATGTTTCCTTCCGCATTCCTCTACTTCGCATTTTTCTCTATTCTTTGATTGAATTTCCTTAACAACTAAGGGGTCACCATATCTTTTAAATCGGTAGTTATGACTTCGACAATATCCGTTTGCAACATGCCGTTCTTGACACCCTTCTACATTACATATTTTCATTTCCAACACCTCCGACAGTGTGTCCGATTTATTAAATACAGGAAACAGGCTCGGATACCTGCTTTCAGAAAAGGTAGCTACTCCTTCTCCTATCCTGTACTACTATTATACCATGAATCGCCATGCAAAGCCTTATATATCAAGGTTTTTCGGCGCTTTTTACTCGATGCTTCTCTGTCAGTTTCACATCGTATCAACCCCTTGTGTTAATCACTCAATAAAATAGGACAGCCGCTTAGACTGTCTCTTCTTTATCCTCTAGTGTATTAGGATGAATTGGCATGTTGCACAATCGACTAACCCTCAACTTCTTGAGTGGATCTCCAAAACACAGATTGTTATCCTTTAATACTTGATGCAGTATAATAGACACCCGATTAATCATGTCCTCATCCTGCTCCTCAATGCCAGCTTCATAAAACACACCATGCAGTAATTCATGAACAAACACTTGCTCTTTACGGTCAGCAGACAGCTCTTCATCTACTTTGATAACTCCTCTTGTATAGAGTATCTGTCCTAGATGACTAAATTCAGCTTCGAGCCCTCTAACTTCTTGTACATCATAGTTAATGCCGCCGATCTTCACCTTGTTTGGTAACATCCCTTATTCCTCCCACAATACCGCACATGCGATCATGATAGTTACACTCAATGCAATTAATCCATTGAATGTCAAACCGGCTCCTCGTCCACCGTTACGATCTTCTTATACGTAATCCCGTTTAATAGCCCAGCGATGCTTTTAGCATAATCCATATCTCTAAACAGCCTAGCATTTGTTTTGTCGTTGATTAACTCAATGTACTGGATTACTGTGGTTCCGTTGTTCTCTGATACCGTGGGATAATTTGCGATATATAACTCTCCTACTTTGATAAAGTATTGTTCCATGAGGATTCCTCCTTTTTGTCTGCTTGCCACCCGTATGTTTTGATACAGCGCCAATATGGGCACATGACAGCTTTTCCGTTTTGCTTATGGGCGTATAAGCAGGTTTGGCATTTTTTCATGTTGTTTCTCTCCCTTTGTTTTCTCCTCTGCTGATATTACTCAAGGAATAATCTCAGCACAAAAGAAAAACACCCGCCTAAGCGAGTGCTTTATTGTAGTATTCCGTTTTCTTTTGCTCCATCTATAATCCCTTCGGCTAACTCTCTAAAGTCATCCATCATCAAGAAAACGATTTCTCTATAAAGAGTTAATAAACTATCCAATTCCTCATTGTCTTCTGCTCGTGCTACTCTCTTCAAATACGATTCAGCCTTTTTACATACAATATCGTTACCTTGGATAAACGCAGCGTTATATAATTCGGCAGCACGCACTATTGCCGTTTTTTGTTCTTCGGAAAACATTCTCATATCCTCCTTTTGATTTCATCGCTTATTCTTTTTTCTTCTTTAGCCGCAATCGCTTTTTGTTGCCGAATTTCTTTTTCTTGTTTGCTTTGAATGTTAGTTTCCTTTATAAATTCTTTAATCAACTTTTGCGGAACTGAGTATTCTACAGCTGCGTGTTTAATAGCTAATTCTTTCGTTGTGTCATATATAGTTATCAAATCCATCGCAAGGAATATTGCTTTAAATTCATTCCCCTTTAATCGAATCCCATTCTGATTCAATACGTCTATCAACAACCCATAATTAGGAGATTTCTCTCTTGTTTTGTTAGGTTGTTTTCTCCAAATATACTCCCTTACATCCATACGAGCCTTGCCGCGTTCCGCCATTCTCGATTCGTTATTATGAGTCGGATGAATGACATAATCGCCTTCCCCAACGCTCGTTATTGTGTGAAGAACCCAATCATCTTTTATTTTCATCTCTATCTCTTGTGAAGATAACAATCTATTTCCGGAAAAATAGAAAAAACCATCGTCGTGTTTTTCAAGATACCCCTCGAAATAATAATCATTCATTTTAACACCCCTCCATACATACAATTATAATACGTATATACGTACTTGTCAATCGTACGTATGTGTTGTATATTGTGTTTAGGAGGGTTGTGCCATGAAAAAAAAATTTACGACAACTATTGATGAAAATTTAATCAAAGAAGCAAAAATAAAAGCTGTTGAATTAGATGTTAGTGTCGCTGAACTTATAGAAAGATTGTTACGTGACTTTTTGAAGAAGGAAAAATAATCCTTCTTTTTTTGTTATTTCAATAAAAAACAGCCTTGAAGCACTATGCTACAAAGCTGTTCAAAACAAGAAATACGACTCCCCAGCCAATAGAGGTTTTCTCCCTCTAAACTGGACACCCGCCGAAAGAAGGGGATGAAAAGGACGGATGCGCAGTTTACAAAGAGAAAGCCGCCATGTAGACGGCTGATGTATTCATTGTTTTTAGCTGCATGGGTGCGGGGCGTTTTCCAGGCGCTACCCGCTAGTTTTTTTATCGCCTATGTGTTGTAGGTATTTTCCTACAGTACCATTATAAGCTTTTTTTAAGCGTCAAAAGTGCCATAATAGTGCCGATCTTATCTCCAGCCCAATACTTCTCCTGTTGCTTGCATAATTTCATCACGCCATCTGATAGCCGTTCTTCTTCCCACATTGAGTTTCTTAGCTAGTCCATCCCATGTATAATCTTTCTTTGCTGACCAGTACCGCAAGCGAACCAGCTTCTTATAATCGTCCGGCAGAGCGTTAAAGACTTTCTCGATGGCTTCTGCTATTTCTTCAAGGTATTTCAGCTTCTTATTCATCGTTAAGCGAATTGCGATAGTTTCGGTAGGAGCAGACGGGAGGGAAGATCGCCCTCCCCCTACATTCTCATCCTCGTTGTCTGTGCAGAACATAATGTGTTCTCTGATTCTCTTGATTTCCGTAACTGTATCATGATAAGCGAACCATTCCGCTTCTATATGCTTAAATGTCGGTTTTGTTAGTTTGATTGCTCCCACTCTGTCTGCCCCCTCTGGTTATTCTGCTTTGTTTGTTTCCTTCGGTCGCTTCAATTCCTTCTCATATTGCCCAAGTTGATTCCAAAAATCATACAGCTGCGTTTCTAAATGCCGCTGTTGCCGTTTCATCTTCACTAACTTGATCACTAAGAAGTTGAATCCTGAGAGTAATACTGTGATCGTTGCCCATATTCCTATCATGAAATATCATCCTTCCTGTTTGCGATAACTTCTAACAGTTTGAACACCGCGCCACCGAAGAAGAAAAACACATAGTATCCGGCTGATGTTAACTCAATCCCTGTCCATTCCTTCACACCTTGGATAAACAGGCTATCAAATTCAAAAAGACTCAATATAAAAGCGAGCAATAATCCCTCGATCATTTCGCTCCACCTTCTGCATCAATTGCTTTAAGCATGTCTTTGAGAGTGTTTTGCATCCCTGCATATGATTGAGCAATCCCTTTCCAAGTAACGTAATAGCCCTCGTATATGCCGCTCTTTTCTAGGTTGACTCCTTCAGCGATCTTACTCTTATAGTTTGAGTCGTTAACAGCCATCTTGTTTGTTTCCCGCTCGTACACATACATCTGACCGCGCTCTGTGCTAGCCCGTCCAAAGTAAAATTGATACTGGCTCTTATAGAATCCCGCTATCTTCCATGCTTCCCGTTCTGCTCGGTTGTAGTAATGTTCCAGCTTCGCAATCTGGAAGGGAGATAACGAGTCAATGTGTTCTTCCATAGCGTTAATGGATTTCAATAATTCGTTATGAGTCGTTATCGCTCGGGCTGCTCCTGTTGGCAGTTCCTCCTTGATTGCTTCTTTTACTTGTTCAGGAGAAAGGATTTGTTCTTGCGCCGGCAGATTCATGCTTTAACCTTCACTTTCAACAGAGACTCAAAACAAGTCTCACAGTAGTGTGAACGTGGATTTTCTTTCTCTTTGCCGCAATTAATGCAATGTTTTGGAATCATCTTCTCACTCCTCTTCTTCAACCTCATTTGAATCCGTTGTATTTTTGGAATGCCTTAATTTCCTCTATATCTTTGATGGATTGTTTTAATTTATCTAACGTGTCTTTGTATATCAGATAGCCCTTCTTGTCGATCTCTGGGCAATCTGGATGCGTTTCAAGCCATGAATATTCATCATAAGACCTGTGTAAGTTGTATCGGTGTGCTTCGCAATGCGGGCAAAATCTTTCTGTTTTTGTTAATGCACCTTTAAGCTTCGAATCATAGTATTTTATAATTTGTTGATATGCTCTTGAATACTTACTGCATGTATCACATTTGAAAAGCGTATTGGCTGCTTTTATAGCATTTTTGAGATTCCATTTTTCTTTTTTACGTTCCTGTACAGCTTCATATATTTTGGACGCCGATAGAACAATCCCAAGCACTCCACCAAAAAACACAAGAACGAATAAGAAGCCCGCAAATGGGTTCATCTTCTCCGCACCCACTTTCCTTTTTTCTTCGTCATGACAACTAGTTCTGCTCCATGCTGCTGTTCAAAGAGTTTTCGTCTTAACGGGAAATCCCTAGATACCGGACCGCTCGTTTTTACGTCAATCACTTCCCGCCTACCGTTTTTATAGGTGACAAGGAAATCAGCTGTGTAAATCGCTCCCTGTTTCGTTTTGACACCTTTCCCTCTGCACAGAGTACATTTGTTTAGGTTGCCCGTTTTCTCGTTCCTGCGGCTTCCTGCGCCGTTACAACGCGGGCATGTCACTTCATATGGTTCGATGATCGTAAACTCCGGCTGTAGCTGTATGCTCTCCACAGCCGGGTTGTTTTGTAGTTCGATGTAGTAGTCTCTCTCCCAAGCAGAATCCCAGATGATTCCGTCGTATTCCACTTTTTTAACGTTGTATTTCACTTCCTACCACCAACAAACTCGTTATATAACCCCTCAATACTTTCATCTTTCATGCAATCAAAGTAACTTCGGTTATATCCAGTGAAGGTGATTAACCACTCAATGAGATGTTCGCGCTCTTGCTTACTCATTCTTCATCCTCCCTGCTTGATTTTTCCGCCCGTTGATATAATCATCTGGTACCAGCGCATACACCTTGCCGCTGATATGTAGCTTTGTAGGTACGCCGTTCTTTTCTTTTAGCACGGTAGCCACTGGCCGGTATTTGTCTCCTTTTTGCCGCATTACTTCACGTCCACTCGTTTCATGCTTGCTTCAGTTGAAAAGCCTTCTGGATATCGCTTTTTCAGCTTTTCTATATTCATTCCAGCTGCTTCCTGCAAACTAAATCCATAAAGAGTAGCAATGCCAGCTAGGTAATGAAGAACATCCCCTGCTTCTTTCTTCACTTTCTCTAAATCCGCCGGATGCCCATGAAAGATTTCTTTCTTGATAAGGTCTCCCAACTCCCCAGATTCGCCCATCAACCCAAGAGAGTAATTAGCTACCGCCAAGAATCGTTTCTCAGCATTGTCATGATCTGGCATAGTTCGTTTACTTAGTTCTTGATATTCGTTAAAGTTCATCATCTAGCACCTCGTCTATTTTGATTTGAATCTTTTCAAACTCCACATCTTCTTCCTCTTGCTTTTTCTTGCATACCGGCCCCATGCCTACATCTATGCTCTTTTGCGATCTTAACGGGCGGTTGCAACGCTCACATAGTTTCATTGTGCTTTCCTCCCTAACTTGTTAAAGGCGGTGCGTTCTTTGATTTGTCGATGTGTATGTGTGGGAATCGTGACAGCTTCCTCTTTCGTATATCCGCGATATTTCCATCTTGCATAAGCAGTAGCATGCTTGATCCCGTTTTCCTTCATCTTCTGTTTTTGTTCCGGGCTAAACACACAATGCTTTTCTTCAAATCCTTTTTGCAGTCGCTCGAAAGTTTCTTCCGGGGTAAATTTCGGGATCGCCAGAGCTTCATCACGGCTGATCCCCCACTTCCTCATTCGTTCTCTAACTGTTGATTCACCTAATTGGCTTTCTTTCAGTTTCTTTCGTTGTTCTGGTGTCCAAGGTTCTCGTTTAGCCGTTGGCTCTGTTATCGCTCGGTCAATGTCAAACCCGCCGTATCTGACTCGATATTCCAAGGTCCTGCGATTGATTCCGTTCTTCTCAGCTGTTTCGTAATCTTCAGGAGTGATGTACGCATATCGTTTCAATGTTCTTCACCCTTTCGCCGCTGCAGTTCTCGTACAGCGGCATATTTCTCTTCTAAACTGCAATTCTCATAGAGACAGATTGTAAGTAGTTGTTGTTTAGTTGCTCTCTTCATGGTTTCACCCCAACCTATGTCTGCTCAGTGTTTGCTCATAAGCGTTGACCAAGCTATAAATTAAAACCCAGTTATCTTTAAACTTGTTGTACTTGCTGTTTCCACAAATGTTTAATGTCACGAGTTGGGCGCTTCTAGCTGGTATGATGAATATATTTTCAATTTCCTCTCTTTCATCTAGCGCCACACAAACGTATATATCGCAGGTTGCATACTTTTTATGCAACGCGAAGGTATGTGCTCTTGTTCCGAAATGAAGATGAGGAGCTGCTACTTTGACATCCACCTTCACACATTCATTTACCAGTAAATCGTAAGGGTGTTTTGTGCTCATTTCTCGCACATACAAGTGGTTTGAAAACTCTTCTATCTTTTCTTTGATTATCAATTCGTATTTATTGCCTTTAACTGTTTCAGAAGACTTTAATTTAATTCCCAACCTCTTTGCCCATCCAGAGTATTTCAATTTAGATTTAGAAATGGCACAATGAAGGTCATTTCTGCCAATTGCCTGTAATTCATTAGCAACCGGCATCCGTTTTATGTGAAGTGCTTTCATGCATTTAATGATTTCTTTTTCTATCAATTCATCCGTCCACATCTTCTCCCGTTCTTTCATCGGAATGTTCAACCTTTCGGACCATTGATACATTCCACCTGTCAGACCGATCGCTCTTGAAAGGCCAGTCAGCTTGTTTTCTCTCATTTCTGTACTTGTCGGCATTCTTTGGACACCTAGCTTATCCATGAGCCCTAAGACACTTTTCTCTATCGCTTCATCAGTCCATTTCATTAGCTACACTCCTTCAAAAGGGTAATGAATCATCTATATCAATTGGTTGCCCATTATTTGCGAATGGATCTTCATCTGCTCGTGTATATCCCTGGTTGTTTTGCTGCCTGCTTTGATTCTGTTGCTGGCCGCTGCCTTTCGGTTCAAGGAACTGAACAGACTCAGCGACAACCTCGGTCACGTAAACACGCTTCCCGTCTTGCCCCTCATAGTTCCGAGTCTGGATTCTTCCGTCCACTCCAGCCAGAGAGCCTTTCTTCAGGTAGTTAGCCACATTCTCAGCTGGCTTTCTCCAGACAACACAGTTCACAAAATCCGCTTCTCGTTCTCCTTGCTGGTTAGTGAAAGAGCGATTGACAGCTAGTGTAAAACTGGCTGTCGCTACTCCATTCGGTGTGTAACGTAATGTAGGATCGGCAGTTAATCGACCCACTAAAACAACTCGGTTCATCATGTTTATTTCCTCCTGTTCGGTTGCTTGTTCTCGTTTATTGACGATATAGTTATATTGGTGAATTATTGATTTTTTTAGATTTATGCACCAAAGGTTTATATCACAGTTTCAACGAGTTACGACATTAATCTATTGGTATTTCAGCTTTACATTTATCAATAAATTCACTGTATTTATGGTTTTCTCCAACCACTCTTTTCAAATCATGTAGAGCATAATGCTTTAATGAACTTGTTGGCAGCCTTCGAATTGACCACAGAGCGATAGATACTAATTCATCAACTTTCTCGGCTTGTTCTACGCACCAATCCATCTCTTCAATCGAAACGTTGATATAATTGCTGACGCCGTTCGAATCTTTGGTGATGCGACTTTTAATATCATTTATCTTAAAATCATAATGACAATAGCATCGTTGACAATGTACTGGCTTTCTTGTTTCAGCTTCGTTTAAAATATTAATACCGCTACATTCAGGGCAGGTACTTTGATATTTCGTTTCCCTCATTTTCGTCATCCTTTCAATGTCGCTTCTTGCGTCTACTTCGCCTTATACTCCCACACGTTCCCTCGCTGGATTAATACATCATGCGTCTTACTAAATCCGCTCATTTTCTTAATCTGCTCTTTGTTGACTACCTTTTCAAAGACAGTAATGATTGTCAGTTGCTCATTGTCCAGTGTGGCTGCTTTAGTTTCAACAACGCGTCTGGTCACGCTTCATCCGCTCCTGTTCGTCCATATAGGTTTCGAATGCCTTTTCAGTGGTATTTGGTATCAAGCCTGCTTTGAACAAGTCGAATTTATCTGCCCAATACCATTCCCCAAACTGCTGAGCCCGCTGTTCTCTCAGCATGTCTGCGAATTTCCGATTAGTGTGAGCATCTGAATGATGATCGTTGCATAGTGGCATGAGGTTTCTATAGCCACCGCGGCCCTGTTGGCTCCTGTACTTTACATGGTGCATTTCAATTCTAGGATCGCCGCACATCACACAGCATTCGCCAAACGCTTCAATTGCCCGATTGTATTCTTTTTTGCTGATTTCTCCTCGTACCTTTGCTTTCGGAATCACTCGGCCTTTGTATGTCTCGGCTTTTCGTTTCTGCTTTTTCGGTCGGCGGGGTTTGAATTTAGGTCTGTCTTTCTCTTTCTTCTGATGACCGGCCAGCTGCTGCTCTTTTGAATAAGGAGAGAATTCTAAGCCCATCAGACGGACACCTTCGGCATGTAGATTTCGACTAATCCCCATAGATGGCGATTCTCCTTTGTTAAAACCTCCATACTCTCTTTTAGGCTTCTGAACGAGTGCCGCAAGTTCTCCAACTCGTAATCCTGCTGTTCCAATCGCTTCTGAGCCAATGCTCCTTCGTCCCGAGCCATCCGCAAGGCTTCAGCCGACTTCGTATACTCCTCACTCACTCGATCCAGTTCACTTTCAGCTGTTATTCTAGCTTTGGTTAAGTTATCAATCTCTTCTCTATATTCTTTGTTGTCGTTGGCTAATTGAATGTTTGCTTGTCTCAAGGCTTCTTTATCGTCATCACGCTGGCTTAGTTCTTTTTCTGCTTTCTCCGCTCGTTTTTGCCAAGCCGCTTTTTCGTTTTCCAATTGTTTGACCGCCGCTTCTAGCACTTCGTATTTGCGCTCTCCTGCTGGTTCTACTGTCTGTTTGATAAGTTTAGTAGTTTTACTCTCGGTTTTATTTCTCAGCTGTTTGAGAGCTTGTTGAATAGCTTGTTCGTTCTTCTTTGCCCATTTGTGCACTGTTACGTCCGATACACCTTTTATCTTCCCAATTGCCACATACGATTTATTTTCAATATGCTTCAGCTTAACAAATTCATCGACCGTCATTTCTAATTTTCTCACTTGTTTCTCTCCCCTTTCGTATGCGTCCCAATATTTTGAGATACTTCTTTGCAATCTTGACACTTGAACTTGACTTACCCCTAAGATCTTGCCGATTTCATTCTGTGTTTTATCCTCAAGCCGCAACTGCATAATCAGCCTTAACTTTTCAGGCAAGAAGCTTAAAAACTCTTCTACAATCAATCCGCTCATGTCTTGCTTTTTTCCGACTATTTCGGATACGGATGAAGCCGAACCATCTTTTCCTTGGACGTCTGCATCTAAATGTGTAAGATTCATATCTATAAATTCAAGCGCTGTTTCCACGTCGTTGACAGGGTACTCGATTTTCTCTGCTATTTCTTTCGAATCGTAATCCTGCAGCTGTTGAGTATTTATTTTTGTAATAATTTCTTTGACTGATCGACTTATTTTCATTTCGTAACCCTCATCGCGAATCAGTCGTTTGATTAATCCTTCTACCCAAACACCCAGAAAAGTGATAAATTTAACACCCGCTTTACTGTCAAATCTCTCAAAAGCCTTAATCATTCCTTCTTTAGCAACAGTCATTAAATCATCTAATTCTAGACCGTGCCGATATGCTCTTTTTACAAACTTGTGAGATAACTTATACAAAAACTTGTGGTATTTCTCCCACACATCTTCTAGAGACATGAGCTCCCCATCAATCTCCCTTTGCACACCCTCACTTCCCTGTCATGATTTCTTTTATCAATCCTGCGTTCAATTCTTTTAACATCCGCTGGACCCTTGCTTGGGCTTCTCTTTTTCGTTTATATTCAGCTAGGATGCTTTCACGCTGTGTAGCAGACGGTTTCGGATTAACAGCAGCGTTTAAGCTTTCCCACTGGCGTTGGTATTGTTCTCTTGTTAATTCGTTCATGATTTTCCTCCCCTTGAGAACTATGTGTTATTTCTCCTTGCTTAACTTTCCAATTCTCTCTAAAGCCCACTCCCATTTACCTTTGAAAATTTTGTACAGAGAAGTCATTTTCTTGGCCTGCCTGTTCGCTTTATCTAACTCGCTTCTTAGCCGCTCATTTTCTGCTTCCAGTCTCTTAATCTCCCGAACAAGGTATTTAGCATGGTCTGCGCACTCTTCCAGAGCCATCAGCTTCCAGTCGTAATCCGCATCGTTTGCATCGTCAATGCTCCGGCCGTACTTCGCAAAACCTTTTTCATCCTGAGCGTCTACAATGGCAGTGAATCCCTTGATGACTTCTTGACTGATTTGTGGTCGTGAATATGAATTTTGCATATTGTTATCTTTGTTCGCTTTTTTCCCTCCACTCATTTCTTCTTCTCGAACTTTCTATCAAATTCTTTCCAAAAACCCTCTACTATCTTGTCCTTTTTTCCAGCCCGTTTTATAAGATGCGTAGCAAGAGCCCGTCGCAATCTTTCCGGTTTAATCGGTTTGTTTACGTCATCCGACTTTTCATATACTTCGATTGCTTGCTTTGCTAATTTCTTGACTAGCCGCTTTTTCATTTACTCTCCTCCGCCTCAACTAGTGATTTCAGCCACTCCCGATCGTTCGTATCCAGCGCCATGTTGATGTGCAGCCGTTTCAAGGTTGCCGCATCCTCTGAAGTCAACTCGCTATCTAACGGCTCCACTTGATGATGACTGAACCGCTTTTCTCCTTCTGACTTTCCGTCTCTGATGACATATACCATGCAGTTGTTGTAATCGGAATCTAATACAAAGCCAATTGCTTTTTGGTTTTTGATTTTCACCCAGGATTCCTTCATGGTTTGTCACTCCTTTTAATTTGTTAAATAACTAATCCTTCTTCATACTTCATCCAGAGCTTGCCGGTTTTCTTTAATATGTTGAATGCTTGCGATTTTGAAACTCCAATCTGATTGCTGATTTCTTTGTATTTTTTCTCTTTCATCCGTCCTGTAACTACCGTTTGATAATGTGCTGGAAGTTGACTAATGAAGTCGTTCACTTCCGCCACTGTGTCATCTTCTCTTTCGCCAATCACTTCATGTACCAGCAAATCGCCCCGTTTAGCTGCTCGATCTTCTAATTTGATGTATTTCGCTTGCAGGAACCGCTCAACGCCTTCTGCTGTTTGTTGGCTACACTCATACTTTTCAGCGATTTCCACTGCTGTTAAGTCCGTATCCCCGTTATGTTTGATTAACCGGATCATTTCATAAATGTGATTTGGAATATAGAGCCGTTGGTTTTTATGACATTCTCGCATGATCCTTGTCCTCATAGCCCTTCCTAAATAGGTCAGGAACTTGCACCCTTTGCTTTCATCGAACTTGCCGTAACAGACAATCAGCGCTTCTGTGCCGATGCTTATTAAGTCGTCCAGATCCAATCCTGCCTGTTTTCCGATGATTCTGTATTTATAAGCCATCATTCTGATAAAGTTGATGTGCTTGTGATATAGCTGTTCTACACTTATTTGCTCGCCGTCAATTGTTTTCATGATTTACAAACCTTCATTTCTTTTCGTAAACAGATTTAACAGCTTCTTCAATTTCCTGATTTGAAACAAAGCCAACCCGCTCATCATTTATTCCGTCTACCTCTTCAAACTTCTCTTTAAATAACCAATAAGGTCTAATCCAATATGGTTGATCATCTTGGTATAAAGCCTTGTAGAAAACCATTGTTTCAAGTGCCATCGGCTCTTCTGTATATTTGCCGATACCTTCAACCTGATAAAATTTTTGGTTTTTGATGTTTCTATAAACTCTCCCTACTTCGATTTCATTTCCAATCATTTATTTAGCTCCTTTACTTCGCGTTTTGTGTTTCATCCGTTCTACTTCCGCTCGGCGCTTGAACTAGCCTTTGTAATTTAAAAACTCTCTTAATTCCTTTTGAGATTTACCTGTCGGGACAACTAATTCAATTGATCTTTTAACCAGCAAAGTGATAGCTTCCAGTTTTTCCTTATCCATTCCAACAAGGTGAACTTCTCCGTCTATTTCTAAAAGCAAACTTACCTGGGAATCCTCAATGTTAATTTCCATTTGCAATCCACCCTTCACGATTTATCTTTTATCTGTTCTACTTCCACTCGCCACTGTACAATTAGAAAACCTCCAATTGTAGTTTTCTTTTTCTTGAATCCAACAATTTAGCTTTTGCTTCTTTCCGATCCACTGGATATAAAGGTTTTACGATAAATGAGAGGAGCAAATCAGTTCCATTCAGTTCAATGTCCGTATACTCCATAATCTTGTAAAACTCTCCCTCCATAAAATGAACGGTTCCTAATTGAGCTCTTGTCCGTATTCTCTCGTCGTCATATTTCAGTTTGACCTCTGCTTCTAATTGGAACGGCTCCTGATAAGCTTTCTTTCTTGTTACATAGTCAGTCTCACTTAAATTTTGGCATGTATACCAAACTTTCAGCTTCGTGTTATACAGGACTTCAAAGCGCTCTATACCGATGACCATATATGTTTTATCGTTGTGCTCAAAGGTATCCCCTATCTTCCTTGGTTGTCTGAATAACCGAGATACAGTTGAGATAGTAGTGATTACTTTTTTCACAGATTGTTCCCCCTGCATTTGTTCTACTTCCGCTCACCGCTGCATAGGTTATAGAAAGAGGGGCTGGGACAAGCCCCCTTATTCAAAACGGAAGATTCAGCATCCGTTTGTCTTTTGTTTCTTTGAATAAAATAAAGTTAGGTTTCTTGAACAGCCGAGAGACTAATTTTTTATCATAGATGCTGAATAAGCTTTGGCTAGATAAGTTAGTCGTTATGATCGTTGCCTTGTTTTGTCTGGCATTTGTAATGGCGTATAGCACCCGTTGTACAAAGTTTGTCGCTTGCTTGTCCGTGTCAATGGCTCCTGTTTCCGCTCCTAAGTCATCCAGTACCAAGTAATCAGCGCTTGATAGCAGCTCCACAAAGTAATTTTCCGTATACTTGCTGTCTTTGTTGCCGAAGGAGTCTCTTATCAGCCGCATCATTTCCTCAATACTGATGAACAAGCAGGAGACTTCTAAATCTGATTGATTAATCTCTTCCAGTGCCGCATAAGCTAAGTGGCTTTTTCCGGCTCCCTGATTTCCCTGCAGGATCGTATTGAATACTTGCCCTGCTTTCAGCCGCTCCGCTACCTCAATCATGCTACGCTTGTTTTCCGCTTCTTCTGTACCGTCCTCGCGGTAATTGGAGAACCTAGCATTTAAGATGGTTTCATCCGTTACGACGCTGTCTCTCTTAAATACTCTTTTCTTCTTCTGGCCCTCTGACATTTTGTATTCCGTCTGCAAGTATTTCTCCCGCTCAACCTCTTCTGTTTTCGCTGTAACAGCTTCTAATTCACAGTTAGGGCAAACTACTTCGCCATCAACAATCATTCGCTGGATAGGCTTTACAACGTCTTTTCCGTTCTTTCGGTAGGTGTGCTTCTCGCAGTAACTAGAATGGAAGGCCATGGTCTTCTGCAAGCTGTTGGGCATTTCGATTCTTCGCAACTCTTCCACCACCTTCGTTTAAAACTTTATCTTTCACCCAAGATAAAATGGCTCGGTAATCAGATTTATATTTCTTTCCGCTGGAGCCTTTATAGTTATCCAATACCGTGATCATTTTGTCTGTAAGGACTTGTCCATGCTCTTCGATAAGCTTTTGATATTCCGATTCCTTCATCTTCACGAATTCAGCGCAGGTTATATATTTATCTTTATTAGTTAATTCATTATTAGTTAAATCTTTATTAGTAACTTCTTTATTAGTAGTGTCGGGTTTACCAACTTCGGTTTTACCGATTTCGGGTTTTCCGACTTCGGTTAAACCAACTTCGGTTTTCACGTCTTGGGGGATTTCGAAAACTGTATATTCCCACCCTTTGAACTTACCGCCTTCTCTTTTTCTTGTTTTCTCCAGGTAACCTTGTTCTTCCAGTTCCTTTAAGCCATTCCGAACAGAATCTCTTCCATCAGTAGAGCGTTTTTCTAAATCAGCTAAGTAAGTTACCCAGTCATCAGGTCTGCTTAATAGATAACCAAGGATGCCTTTGGCTTTCCAAGAAAGCTTATCGTTAGTAAATACGCTTTTATCAATTTGAACGAAAGGATTTTCACGTTTTTTAGTTCTAATAGTTGTCATTTAAGCACCTTCTTTTTATCAAAGAGGGTGACGTTTCACCCTCTGTATGGTATACTTGTGTTAATGAAATATTTGAAACGGATGAATCTCACTGCGCCAACAGTGGGATTTTTTATATTAACGGGCGCCATGATCGAACCCATGAAATTGCCTCTTCATAATCTTTCCGACGCACTAGGAAGTATTTAGGTGCAGCGAACGCCCGTCTTAGCTGGCTGTGAATCTGCGAATAAATTTGCTTGCTAGTCAGCTCGTAGTTATCTTTGATAAATTCAACACGTTTCTTGATCTCATGGTGCAACACTGTTTGTTGGCCATGATTCAATGTGATTTCTTCTCTCACTTCGCTTACCTGTTGTTTTATCTCTGCCACGTCCTGTTTTAACTCCACGACATCGCTTCCTAAACGAGCAGCTAACATGCTTGTTAATTGTTCAGTGCTTAATTGAGATTGTTCTTTGACAGCATAATATTCATCAACCAGCATTTCATAAGCAGTCCAAGCAGCATCCGTATTCAACGACTTTGCATGAAGCCAGGCTCCTTTTTCTGTCCAAAGATAGATAAGTGAAGCGAATTTGAGGCTTTCCGCAATTTGCGGATTGGCTTGTTTGAATGACTTCAACTCTCCGCCTGCCAATTCAATATAGTGTTTTCCGATTTTGTAGCGATCTTTATTTCTACTAAAATTTTCTGAAATGCGCTTAATGTCAGTTCCGTAAGCTTCTGCTAATTGCGCTGTTGTTAATACTCGCATTCCGTTTTGTTCGATAACTTGTAATTGATTCACTTATTTTCCTCCCCGACCGTAGATGTAATTTAAATAATCAATGTAAAAATAGTAATCTCGTTGTTTTGCTGATGCTAAGTAAGTTAAAGCCTCATCCATCGTGATCCACCAGTTTAGTTCGTGTTTGTTATAAAAACTGTCTGGATCCATAACAACCACATCTGCAAACAAATCAGATATGTCTTTTTTGTAAGCTCGGCCAACTATTTCGATGAATCTGTCTAACGACTTTTTCTTATCTTCATCAACAATAACTTGAAGAACCAACCACTCTAGACCATTGATCCCTAACTGCAGCTTGTCCATCAAAATCTCGTTTTCTAACTTTAATGCGGCTTCAGTTTTTTTCATGTAATCTCGGAAGCTGATAACATTCATTCTCGTCCCTCCTTTCAATAGCACCAGCGCCTAAACAACAGCGCTGGTCTTGTTTTCTTCATCCACAAACTCCACCAAGTCGCCAGGCTCACATTTGAAATAACAACAAAGGGCTTGAATGTTTTTGGATTCAACCTTTTTCAATGTGCTCTTGATGTATCGGGTCAAGGTCGGTCGAGATATTCCTGTATCTTTGCTCACCTTAGTGACGCTAAGATTTTTTTGTTTCATAAATTTCTCGACATGTATTTTAAATTTCAAGCGATTTTCACCACCTTCCCTTAAATATATCGTAACACTAGTTTTACGATTCGTCAATTTAGTTTTACGATAAAATAGAAAATATTTCATTTTGAACGTACGTTCTCTTGTAAACCTACCGTTACAAATTGTAAAATAAGTATTAAATATTGAACGTAGGAGATGTGACTAATGGGAGACATTGAATTTCAACTACAATTGCTAATGGCAAAGAAAAAAATAAAAAGCATTACGCAGCTGGCTGAACTAACTGGATTAAGCAGGCCGACTCTTTCTAGAATTTACAACAACGAAACTAAAAGAATCGATGCCAACACCACTTATGTCCTTTGTAAGTTTTTTGAGTGTGAAATTGGTGATCTTATCAAGTTAGTAGATAAAAAAGATGAAACAACTGAAAATAATTAAAAAAGATTAAGCTCCATCGAAGGGCTTTTTCTTTTCTGAATCTCCCCAAACACACATTCCTATTTCTACACCACCACCCCCTCAAAATTTTCCTTATTTTCTTAGATGCTGGTAACAAACGCTCCACTTTGTTGTATAATTCACTTAAAAACAAAGGCGGTTTTGATGTGAAAAACAAATATTTGTTGCTAGTAATATCTTTGCTTTTTAGTATTGTTCTAGTAGCATGCAACAGCGAAAAACCTAAAAAAGAAGTAGAGGAACCTGCTGCAAGCGAATCATCCACTAGTAAAGAAGAAGATACCGTGAATACTAGTGATGACGGCAAAACAATCACTAATGAAACAGGTACATACACACTAATAAAGAAAGTCGATGGTAATGAAACAGCTACATCTGGGCCGTTTACAGTTACCATTCCTCAAGTAACTGTAGTAACAGCTGAACTTACAGATGAAACAGCTGCTTCGTACGGATCAAAAAACTTTCCTTACATACAAGTAGATATGGACATTTCTCATGAAACTGAAAATACAGACACTATTTTAGGAAGCTTCGTTAAACTTGTTACCAATACCGGCGAACAACTAGACCCGGATATTGTCATGTCAGACATTATAGACGGTGAGTTTTACGGAAAAGTGAATAAGTCTGGATCATATGCCTATGTTTTAAAAAACTCACAGCCAGAAGATATTGAATGGGTAAGAGTAATCATTGACTCCCCACTTGATTCAAGTCACCAAGAGATTGGTAAACCATTTGATATCCGAGTTAATTTTTAA